ATGAGCTGGTGGAACCAGCCGGGAACAGCTGACCTGGACGGCATCCTCTGCGACGGCGCCGTGCGGTCGGGAAAGACATTGGCGCTGACCTGCGGCTTCTTCCTTTGGAGCATGAGCCGCTTTGATAAGCAGGTCTTTGCCCTCTGCGGCAAGACCGTCAGCTCCCTGCGCCGCAACCTGATCCTGCCCGCCCAGGACTGGCTTGGGGGACTTCTGCAGATCACCGAAAACCGGGCGGAAAACAAGCTGACCGTCCGGCTGGGAAACCGCTGCAACACCTATTACTTATTCGGCGGTCAGGACGAAAGCTCCTATATGCTGATCCAGGGCATCACCCTGGCGGGTGTGCTGCTGGATGAGGTGGTGCTGATGCCCCGCAGCTTCGTGGAGCAGGCGGCAGCACGCTGCTCCGTGGCGGGGGCGAAGCTGTGGTTTTCCTGCAATCCCGCCTCGCCGGAGCATTGGTTTTACCGGGAGTGGGTCTGCAAAACTGCCGAAAAACGGCTGCTGCGGCTGCATTTTACCATGGCGGACAATCCGGCGCTGCCGGAGGCGGTGAAGGCAAGATACCGACGGCTGTACACCGGCGTGTTTTACCGCCGCTATGTGCTGGGACAGTGGTGCGCCGCCGAAGGCCGCATCTACGACTTCGACCCGGAACGACACACGGTGGAGATCATGCAAAATGCGATTTGCAGTCATCCTGAGCGAAGCGAAGGATCCCCTTCGATGGTGCGGAAGGCTCGGCGGGGGGGATCCTTCGCCGGCGCTCAGGATGACACGGAAAATGTAAAGTATTACATCTCCGTGGACTATGGCGTGCATAATCCCTTTTCGGCGGGGCTCTGGGCGGTGTACGACCGGGGCGTGCTCCCCCCGCCCCTTCGGGGCACCCCCCTCATAAATGCGGGGGGCAAGCTCCCCCCGCCCCTTCGGGGCACCCCCCTCATAAATGCGGGGGGCAAGCTCCCCCTGGCAGAAGGTGCGCAGCGGCGGGAGCAAGCCCCCGCCCTACGGGATGGTGCGGTGGCGGTGCGGCTGCGGGAGTTTTACCACGACGGACGAGCCACCGGTCAGCTGCTCACCGACGAGGAGTACCACGCCGCCCTGGAAACCCTGGCGGGAGACCTGCCCATAGAGCGGGTGATCGTAGACCCGTCGGCAGCCGGCTTCATTGCGCTGCTGCGGAAGCGGAAGCGTTTTCGGGTGCGTCGGGCGGATAACCGGGTGCTGCCGGGGATCCGTCTGGTAGGGTCGCTGCTGGCGGAGGGACGGCTGCTGATCGGAAAAACCTGCAAGGACGCCATTCGGGAATTTTCCCTCTATGTGTGGCAGGACGACACCGCCAAAGACGCACCCCACAAGGAAAACGATCACGCCATGGACGACATCCGCTACTTCTGCATGAGCGCCATGAGAAACGCAAAACGATAAACGCAAAACGCAAAACGCAATAGAGCGCAAAGTGCAAAACGCAAAACGACCGATATCGAAACACCTTCTAATAATATGTCATTCTGAGGAGGTCGCAAGACCGACGAAGAATCCCCTACGATGGTGCGGATGGTTCGACGAGGGGATCCTTCGGCGCAGAGCGCCTCAGGATGACAGATAACTCTCAACTCTCAACTCTCAACTCTCAACTCTCAACTCTCAACTCTCAACTCTCAACTCTCAACTCTCAACTCTCAACTGTCAACTGTCAACTGTCAACTGTCAACCGGGACCGGGTCATCGGCCCTTACAGACGATCTTGAAAGGAGCATACATGGACATCTACAGCTATCAGGAGGCATTCGGGGCGGAGGATGTGACCTCCGAGGCCATGAAAAACGCCATCTCCGAATGGTTCTCCCTCTACTATAACGACGCCGTCCAAAACGGCAGAGACCCCTGCCAGCGGATCGCCTGCACCGTGGTGGGTAAGCTGGTGCGGGCGGTGTTTGGGGAATACGCGGTCTCCTCCCGGGAGCCCCTGACCCAGGGCACGCTGGACAACCTGGACCGCTGCAAGGACCGGGCTGTGGCCCTGGCGCTGGTGGGCGGCGAGTGCTACCTGAAGCCCTGGCCCGGTGAGGACGGCTTCGCCTTCACCCTGATCCCCCGCAACCACATCCTGATCTTCGGCAGAGACGAAAAGGGCGAGCCCACCGATGTGGGTACCATCGAGGAATCCATCCGGGACGGCGCCGATTACACCCTCCTGGAGCGGCGCTACCTGGATGACCGGGGTCGGCTGACCATCGAAAACCGGCTGTACCGCTCCTTCACAAGAGGACTTCTGGGCAGTCAGGTGCCGCTGCAAAGCCATCCCCGGTTTGCCCAGCTGCCGGACAAATTCACCTACGAGGGCATCCCGGGGCTGGGGCTGGTGCGGATGAAAAATCCCATGCTGGGCTGCGTGGACGGGTCTCCCGACGGGGTCAGCGTCTACGCGGCGGCGGTGGGACTGATCCACGCCATCGACGAAAACGAATACCAGCTGTCCGGGGAATTTTCCCGTGGGCAGAGCCGCCTTCTGGTATCCTCCGACCTGCTGGACGAGGGGAAGCTGGCGGACAACTTGTTCGTGGGGCTGGACGACGATCCCCAGAATTTGGGCATCACCGTTTTTTCGCCCCAGCTGCGGGAGCAGTCGTTTTTGGCGCGGAAGCAGGAATATCTGCGGAATGTGGAGTCGGTCATCGGCATCAAGCGGGGACTGCTGTGCGACGCCAACCTGGACCAGCGGACAGCCACGGAGATCTCCGCCAGCGAGACGGAGCACGCCCTGACGGTGCTGGATTTCCAGAATATGTGGCAGCGGGCGGTGGAGGAGGCCCTGGCGCTGTGCGCCGTTCTGGCTAAGGTCTACGGCGTTGAGGGGGTCATCGAGCCGGTGCGCATCGAGTGGGGCAACGGGGTACTCTTTGACGAGGAAAAGCGCTGGGAGGACTACAAGGAGCTGGTCGCCATGGGCATGATCCGCCCGGAGGTAGCCCTGGGCTGGCGGTTTGGGCTGCCCACCGAAACAGAAGCCGACCTGGCAAATATCAGAAAAAAATTCATGCCCGCGTAAATGCAGAAAAATTCCAATTTAACGCACAGTCTATCGTATAACATCGTAGGGACCGGCCTCCCGGACGGTCCGGAACAAAATCACACCTCGATGGGGTGATTTTGTTCTAAAGCCGGTGCAATAGAAACATTTTCGCCCATCGAGGTCGAAAATGTTTACGGACCGTCGGGGACGCCGGTCCCTACATAACGGAGCGATAAATAGGAATTTACAAAGAAAGGAGAAGGTACTATGGACAAAGCATTTTTGGAAGGCCTGGGGCTGGAAGGGGAGACGGTGGAGACGATCCTTACCGCCCACGGCACGGCCCTCAGGCAGCTGCAGCTGCAGCATCAGGTGGCAATGGCCATCGGGCAGGCGGGCGGCAGGAACCACACCGCCATCGGCGCGCTGCTGGACATGGAAGCCCTGGCAGCGGCAGAGGACACCCAGGCAGCGGTCACCGCCGCGGTGGCAGCTGTCAAGAAGGAAAACGGCTACCTCTTTGAAAGCCCCACGCCGCCTCCCTACGCAACACAGACCGGCGGCATGACAGCCGCCCCCGCAAACGAGCCCACCACCCTGGCCGCCGCCCTGCGCGCCAGAATAAAGCGCTAAATTACAAGTATAAACAAACTATTTTATAAAGGAGACTAAACTTATGGCAATCACTCTGAAAGACGCAAAGATCGGTATGGCAGACAAGGTGGATCAGCAGGTGGTGGATATGTTCCGCCGCAGCTCTGCGCTGCTGGACGGCATGGTGTTCGATAACATCATCGCCCCCGGCACCGGCGGCAGCACCCTCACCTACGGCTACATCCAGCTCAAGACCCCTGCCACCGCCGCTGTCCGTACCATCGGCAGCGAGTACACTCCCGGCGAAGCAAAGCGGGAGCAGAAAACCACCAACGCCGTGATCATGGGCGGCGCATTCCAGCTGGACCGTGTGCTGCAGAACACCGCCGGCGCAGCCGACGAGCTGGCCTTCCAGGCAGAGCAGAAGATCAAGGCCACCGCCAACTTCTTCCACAACATGGTCATTAACGGCGACACCGAGGAGGGCGGCTTCGACGGCCTCAAGAAGCTGCTGGGCGGCACCCAGAACGAGATCAGCTCTACCGTGTCCCTGACCACTTCTGCGGAGCTGGACGAAAACTACAACGCCTTCCTGGACGAGATGGATGCCTTCCTGGCTACCCTGGACGGCACTGCCTCTATGCTGCTGATGAACACCCAAATGCTCATCAAGCTGCGCTCCATCGCCCGCCGTGCCGGTTACTACGAGCGCTCCGTGGACGATTTCGGTCGCACCGTGGAGACCTACGCCGGCATTCCCATGGTGGACATGGGCAAGTTCTTCGACGGCGAAAATACCGCCGATGTGGTACAGACCGAGGCGGGCAAGACCTGCATTTACGCTGTCTGTCTGGGTCTGGACGGCTTCCACGGCATCTCTCCCCAGGGCAGCGGCGTGATCGTTTCCTACCTGCCTGACCTGACCGCCCCCGGCGCTGTCAAGACCGGCGAGGTGGAGCTGGTGGCAGGCGTGGCGCTGAAGAACACCCTGAAGGCAGCGGTGCTGAAGGACATTGCCATCGGAGGTTAATATGCCGGACTACACCTTTTATCGGGAAGTTTATGAGGGCTCGCGGTTAAGCGAGCCCCGGTTCCGGCAGCTGGCGCTGCGGGGCAAGGAATGGCTGGAAAAGCTGGAGCGCTGCTGCCGTGTGACCCCCTACGGAACGGAAAGCCGGAAAATGGCCGTCTGCGCCGTGGCGGAGACCCTGGCGGCATGGGAGCGGAAGCAGAACTACCTGGAAGAATCGGTGGGGGCTGTCCGCGTCCGCTACCAGAAAAACGACCTGCCGCTGCAGCGGCAGCTGCTGCAAACTGTCAGCGGCTACATGGAGATCTACAGAGGCGTAAGCTGA